CGGCTGGCGTAACCATATCCAAAGCAACCTCTAAAACTCCGTCTTCTCTTTGAGCGTTTAAAGGTGCGATCTGTGTATTACTAATAAACACATAGTCCTTGTCAAGTTCGTAACGTTGTGTAAATTGGAAAGTGATACCCTCTCTTGAACCGGTAGAGTCAGAAGCGAAAATCATTCTATCGGCTTGTAACATACCTAAAGAGAAACCGCTAAGTCCTCCGTTAGCACCTTTCGTACCCATGATGTTTCCTTGTCTATCAACGAATAACATATTGTAAGAACCAAAACTATTAAGAGAAGTCAAAGCAGCGTGATACGCCATACCTTTGATAAACTTAACATTGAACTCATAAAGCCCTAAAGTAGTTACTTGTTTTACTCCGTTTTCAAGTGTTTCGATTACATCTTCACCAGATTGGTCGGTGAAAGTTTGAACATCGTTAAGGATAATCAAATCCCCATTTGCTTTCAAATCTTGAATGTAAGCGTCGTCTAGTGTTTCAGTACCATCGAACTCAAAGCCATCAGGAACTACCCATAATGAAGTTGTCTTAAATAATTGCTGAATACACCCTTTTGTGCCCGTGCCTAGAACTGCGTCCAAACCACAAACAACCAAATTGTAAATTGTGTTTAATGCTGCCATCGTTATACTTTATTTTTTGTGTGAAGGTATTTGTAACCTTCTTTTGTTAAACTAATTTTTTCGCCTTTTTTGTAGGTCTTATCACCGACATCAAATTCGTTTTTGACGGGGTATTCCTGTTTTTTTAACTTCGCAGTAGGCTTAACTGCTTTCTTCTCTTCTTTTTTATCTGCCATCTTATGTGCATTTATCTGTTATTTCGTAATTCAATTTCAAGTCCACTCCAAAACAATGGTAAGGTTGCATATCGCTGAATTTTATTCCAGAAGTATCAAAACCTTGGAATACATTTTTCAAACCCTTGACTATGCCTTTTATCTCATATCTTCCATAATTATAGTTTCTTAATGTGTTGACCACATCGTTTTGAGCCTCCATATCTGCTCTACCACTTTCAATAGGAATTATACGGTTTAAGTCGACCATAAAAACTACTCTTACATCAGAATTAAAAACAAAACCATCATCTGTTTTGTGGTTTTCAGAATCAATAAAGCAAAACACGCAAGAAAAATTGTCATTGTAATAAACATCTTCATAGTCCTTGACCCCAAGAAACCAACTAGGCTTAAAAGTCCCGTAGTTATTTACATTCCTGTAAACTCTTCCGTAACCCTGAATAATACCTTTCCATGAATTTTGCAACTCACTATAAATATCTTCTTGAAGACTTTTTATGACTGTATCAATTCCAACTGTCGTAGATACCGTGTTGTTCATTATTATTTATTACTTGTCCTGCTGTTATTACTTTCATTCTATTTCTTTGATCGCCAAATCTTCTTTGAATAGAGTCTAAGGCAAAAGCATATCTTGTAGAAATACCCATAGAGTATTTATAGTTTACTTGTCTGATAGCAAACTTATTGGGAGCTTCCCTATATATGTCATAGTTAAGCTTCCCAACAAATTCTTTACCATACCTCTCTACTATGTTCATTCGAGTGGTGGTCATTATCAGTTCGCTGACAACAATTACCATTCTTAAAGATATTGCTTCATCAAAGCAAGTAGGATAATATTCTAAAATCTTTCCATTAACATAATTCCTTTCAAAAGCATCAGAAAGCACTTGTAAAACAACTTGCTCTCTCATTTGTTCAAGAAAGATGTTAAACTGAATCTCATCAATGACTCGTATAGGCTGACAGTCCATTATGTTTGCAATAGTAACAGCAGAATGTTCTGATTGGAAGTATCTACCGCTATCTGATTGCAAATTGATCGGTGATAATGGAAAATCCGATACGGTTTTATCATCACGCCATCCAATACGAGTCACTAATATATCCTTTGCTTCTTGTAAGGTCATTTGTTATGAATTAGCTTGTACTACCTTAAAGATGCTTGATTCGTTCGCTGTGCTCAACCATGCGCCTTCTGTAGCGTAAGTCAATGCGATTTCGTACTCGTCGACAACGTCTTGAACGTTACCTGCGCTTCCAGAAGTGTCAGCGATGTCACGTTTAACGTGTAAATCCAAGTTAACACCGAAAACAGGGTCGACCATTGTTGTGAATAAACCTTGGTTTGAGCCAACTGCGCCTTCACCACGTCTGTTCAACAATTCATTCCAAGTAGTCATTCCCACTGTACCTCTTTCCCAAAAGAAACCTGTCGAAGTCGCACCTAGCGCCATTTGAGGCTCTTCAACCAAGTTGATGCCTGGCATTTGGAAAGCTGTGTTAACTGCGTTTTGAGCACCGTTAGCACCTAACTTACCGTATAATGCAGCCAATCTTTGGTCAGCAGCAACGTCTAAAAGACCGTGGTATCTGTTCTTTTTAGCGGCAGCTTTGATGTATTGGAACGCATATTCCTTATTAGCATTAGAGTTGTCGAATTGGAAGTTTGTAACCTCATCGAACAACATAATTGAATCAGCGGCAACTTGCGTACGGTTAGTGTTTAACCAAGCAATGTTAGCCGTGCTCCAATCTAAGTATAAAGACTGTAATTTGTTCTTCATTTCGTACATCAAAGTGTTTTCGTAAGCAAGGATATTGTTATCCGCTTGCTTATGAGAAACTTTAAACTTCTGAACCAAACGGTTGTAAGTTATGTCTTTCATGAAAGAATCCCCAAAGGCTGTCGCTGTATGCGAAGCGCTTTTAGCCGTTCCCGAAGCTGTGTAAGTACGCTTGTTCATTGCGACCTTAGTAAGCTGCGTGTCCGACTGCTTCATTCTGTTTAATTCCTTAAACACTAAAGGCTCACCCGCCAAAAGTAGTTTAGTTGCTGAATGCTCGTAGTCTCTAAACTCGGTAGCATTTTGCAATTCATTGTTTGCCTTAGCAATTGCCGCAAGCAAAATTGTATCTGTGAAATTTGCCATTTTTTAAATTTAATTATTATTTGTTATTGTTTGGCTTTAACAACTTCACTAAGTAAAGCATTGGCTTCTTGACTTCCCGCATTCCAACCTTTATCCTTGATGTAACTTTCGTATTCATCCATAGACGTAGGTAATGCGCTTCCGCCTTCTCCTTGTGCTCCACCGCCTCTACCCTTTGGGGCAGGTGCTTTATTCCATCCCTTTGACTCAACAAAAGAAACTACACTATCCTCGAAGCTTAAAGGCTTTTCTAATTTATCCTTTAACTTTTCTCCGTTTCTATAAACACCATCTTCCTTGATTTCATGGGTCATGAAATAAAGACTTGTTGCCTCGTCTTTGTCCAGACCTAAACCTTCTGGTAGATTTGGAATTAAAGATTGTGCCTTGTATTTTCTTTTATCGTTTTCAACTGAACTTTGAAGTTGTGCATAAGCACTTTCTTTTTCGCTAACTTGACCTCTTAAAGCCTCTAATGAACTTGTAAGTTCTTCGATTTTCTTGTTCGGCTCAACTTTAGCTTCCGATAAGACTTGTTCTCTAAAGCCTTTGATAAAGTCTTCTTGACGTTTACCTTCAAACTCTAAACCTAAATCTTTCTTCATGTTTCTGATTTGGATTTCCATTGCATCGGTGAAATTCTTTGTTTTCGCTTCTGAAAGCAAGTTTTCACGGATTTGTTCTTCCTCATCTTTTGTTCTAATAACCAAACCACCTAGGTCTAGCTTGTAATCTGTGTCCGTCTCGGACTGTAACGCCTTGGCGAATGCCTCAACGTCTTTCACTTTAGCCATCTCGGCTAAACTTTGAATTAACTTATTCATTACTATTGTTTTTTAGCATTAGCAATATCTTCTCTCATTTTTTCCTCACCTGCATTGTGATGTGGCTTCTTTCCGACTACTTCTTCATACTCTACTCTTAGCTCCTTCAAGTCGACTTCATCGTCTTTAGAATCCTCTTTAACATAGCGCAAATCGCTATATTGTGTTTGACCGTTCATAATGTCGGCTTCCTCATCTGTAATCTTAGCAAACTTTTGTTTACCATTATCGGTAATCAGTGGTTGCCATTTTCCTCTATGTAGTTCCTCTACATTGTAAATGTGTTCTTCCATGTTAAATAATATTTATTTTGATTTGATTAATATACTCATTAAAAAGTTGAACTAATCTCTTTTCGTCCAATAATACAACTTGCTCATTGGTTAATTGAGATACCCAACTTGAATAGTAGGTCTTTTTTAATTTATCATCACTTGAAACAAAGTCCAAACTAGCCATGTCACCGATTGAGATTGTAGGAAACGGCTCAATGCTAGATAATTTCTTAAACTTCATTAATTCTAAAGCGTCATTTTGATATTCAGCTTCAAAGTATTGGTTTCTTAAATCCAAAATTACCAACTCACTTACTTTAAAGTTTGTTGCTTCTTGATATTTTTTAAGTAAATCATCGGGGTTTTCAAGAATGTACCTATCACCATAAGAAACGTAGCTTTCGTATTTAGGATTGCCAAGAATCACTTTTCCGTAGCAGTCCAATAGGAATTTATGTAATTTAGAGAAAGTGTCTGAAATATCCCTTAATCTATCTCTTACGGGGGCTGCATCTATCCACCGACCTGTTGCTGTTTCACGTTTGCCTCCTTGTTCATAAGAAGTTCCCCAAACGGCTTGAAACATAACTTGTCTTTGTCTATCAATACTATCTTCATAGAACTTTGCAGTTTCTAAGTTAGGCGATATAGTACCTGCAATATTGTCTTTGTTTAGTACGGGGTCTCCGTCTTGTGGTGCTTTAAGAATAAGTTTATCACTAGGATTAATTCTAGTCTTTTCACCCGTTCCTCCACAACTTGAACAAACACGCTCGGAAATTATAGGCTCGTCTTGTGCGTTTTTATCATCGTATTTAATAGTTCCTTCACCACCACAACGAGTACACGCTTGTTCTAAAGCATAGTAAAGTGGGTAAGCATGGGAAAGTTTGTGGACTGTCTTTACGCTCATATCACGTAAAAACTCATCAGCATCATCAACTATGTCTTGTATGATGCTTTCAAATATGTCGAAGTTAGGGCATTTTTCATCACCTAATATCTTCGCTGGTACAAATCCGAAGTAGTTATCTAATTGGCTACCATCTTCAAGATAAACCTTGTCACCGTCCTTGATGTATATAGAATCAGTCTTCTTATCAATAACACGGTAATACAATCTTTCTTTTAACGCTCTTAAAGCCTCACTACCTAAAAGAGAGTGCATTTTTTCTTCCTCTTGCGAATACTTCTTTTTGTAAGGTTCAAAGATAATTGCCTTTACATCATTGCCCTTGTTTTCATACCATAGGATTTTATCACTGTTTATGATATGGGTTTCAAGCATCCCTTCCTCGTCAATGTCAACGAACAAAACGCCATTAGGGTCAATAACATATTGCTTCTTTACAACCTTTTTAAGATACTTCTTAATGTCAAGTCCATCAGCGATATTGCTAATATTGGATTTGATTTCGTCAATCTTACTTCTGTCTAAGTTGTAATTTATATTCCCGCCCTTTGCTGTGAATATCTTATCAGTAGGTCTTAGGATAAAAGAGAACAAAGACGAATTTGTCTTTAGAAGTTTTTCACGCAATGCTTTTTGAGCGTTGGTTTCGTAGTCGTCAAGAAGTTCCAAGAACTCTTTAGCACCATGACCAGTCACGTGCATATTGAGTTTCCTTGCATTTTTCCGAGCCAATGATATTTTAGGCTGAACACCTGCATTTATAAGTTCCTCTACCCTTTCTTTAGATAAAACCATTAGCAAATAAGTAAATTATAGTAATCAAGGTTAAAAATATAGATTATTAATTACAAATATAACTTTTTTTTTGCATAAACATTATTTAGGCACTCTTGTTACTAGAAATCTATTGGTTTTCTTTAAATCAAAGTACACTCTCATCATAATCATATCGCGCCAATCTGGACTCCTACCAATATCACTTTTAATGTCTCCTTTGCTTTTACATTCTAACTTTCTTTCAGGGTCTTGATCTCCCTTGCTTTGGATTTGTCCAAATTCCGCCTTGATTTCGTCTTTTTCCGCACCTGTTAAGTCAGCGCTTATGTTTAATCCTCCCTCATTTATTTTATCAGCGAGCGTGTATAAGCATTGCACTTGTAGGTTTTTATAATTAGGCATTTCTTTGTTTTGCTTAATAGGTCTCCCTCCATTATTGAATCCGATACCTCCAGTTCCGTCAACAACTCCAGCACCTAGTCCATCTGCATCGATAATAACCCTGTTTTTAGGCACGTTATATTTTCTGCGGAAAGTAAGGATAGCTAGCTCTACATCGGTGGTCTTAGATATATCTAGGCTAATCACATCAATCAAATTCCATCCATCCCATGCACCAATCCTCGCTTTGTCACTTCCAAAACGAGCAACATCTGCAGATATATACTTTTTGCCTCCTTGAACATGGTTGTTGTCGAAAACCATGTCTATCATTTCTTGCTCGGCTAGTTGGTATGGATTTTCTTCATAGTCCCAGTTCCCTTTAATAAGTCTTTCAGTACCCACCTTATCGCCTTCATAGTTCCTTATAACTCCATCAATGTATTTCTTTCCTAAGAATACATTATCCGTTATTAACGCCTCTAAGAACCTGCAAAATCTATTTAAAGTGCCTTCTTTGTATGGTTGGTAGTATCTTCTATACATCCAATTACGCTTAGGGTTACAAGTAATAAAGATTTTACGGGTTATTCCGTAATCTTCATTCCTCCAACGACCTATACGTTCCATTAACTTCTTATAGCCTTCCTCGTGAATCTCTCCACCTTCCTCAATCCAACCCCCTGTATATTCAATAGAACCTAAAGCCTCAAACATGCTATCCGACGGCTTATACTTTACTTCTATTAAGTTAATCATACTCCC